AACATACTATTTATCCTGCTATTAAAACCAGCAATCCTGAAGCTTTAGTACAAGATAATAATTATGATTATACTTTTGATAGCGATGGTAATTTAATAAAAGCATCTGAATCAGAAACTTGGAAAAAATATAAAGAACAAAATCAAAATGCAGATGTTGTAAACGATTTTTATTTAGAAGATAATAGATCTTTTCAAATATTAAATGGTAGAAGATATGGCTCTAGTCCCGAGTATATGAACTCTAATGGATCATTTTATATAGATCCTATAACTTCAAAAATACATTTTTCTGCAAGTTTAACTAATAGAACAGTTAAGTTAAAATATATAAGCGATAGTTTAGGAACAGACGCGGAAATGAAAGTACATAAATTAGCTGAAGAGGCTATATACAAATGTATTTCATATTTTATATTATCTACAAGAGGAAATGTTCCAGAGTATTTAGTTATGAGGGCTAAAAAAGAAAAGTTTGCAGCTGTAAGAAAAGCTAAACTTAGATTATCAAATTTAAAAATAGAAGAGCTTACGCAAACTATGAGAGGCAAATCTAAACATATAAAACATTAAAATATGCCTGAAATTAAAAACGCATTCATTAAAGGTAAAATGAATAAAGACCTTGATGAAAGGTTAGTTCCTAATGGTGAATATAGAGACGCGTTGAACATTGATGTTGATTACTCAGAGGGTAGTGACGTCGGTGCGTTAAAAAATATTTTAGGTAATACACAAAAAGATTCTATATCTTTATCATCGGCTACATGCATCGGTAAAGTTAAAGATACTGAAAATGATAAAATATATTGGTTTATAACATCATCTGCAAAAGATATTATAGCAGAATATGATATTGCTTCTTCAACAGCGGCTGCTGTTTTAGTTGATACGGGAAGTGTTTTAAATTTTAATACAGCTAATTTAATTACAGGCGTCAATGTACTAGACAACGTATTATATTTTACAGATAACTTAAACGAACCTAGACAAGTTGACATTACATATTGGAAAACTCAAACATCTGATTTTAATAGCACAAGCACTGGTTTAACTGCTGAAAGAATAACTATAATTAAAAAATCTCCATTAACCGCGCCAGGATTAACAATGAGTTCTTCAACAAGAGGGGGAGCTGGTACCTCAGGCGGTAATACTATTACAGCAAGTATTGATTTAAGCAGCGGCTCAGGAACTAGTTTAGCTGATGCAAAAGATTCTGGCACTACAGTAACAGGTACCTTTAGTGGTTCTCCTAATTATGTTGCAAATGATGTTATAATATTAACTCACGATTTTACTTCAAGTAGTGATGGCGAGGTTACTAAAACAGAAGCAAGAGTAAGATTAGCTTCTAATTATTCTGCAGGGGCTACTTCATTTAGTGCTGAAATATTAACTATTAGCCCTCGTATGGTTGGCAATGCTATAAACTATTCAGCATTATTAGAAGAAGACGATCCTTTATTTGAATTAAAGTTTCCAAGATTTGCGTATAGATATAAATATGATAACGGACAATATTCTTGTTTTTCAAGTTTTTCAAATGCTGCATTTTTACCAGACTCTACTGTAGGAAGCGGAACAGGATTTGAATATAATGCCGAAGATGGTTATAATTTAGCAATGGTTAATACACTTAGAAGTTTAACATTAACTAATTTAAATCATAATATAAGTAATGATGTTGAAGAAATTGATATCATATATAAAGATTCAGTTAGCTCGAACTGTTATGTTGTTGATACTATAAAAAGAAGTGGTGGCAGTATAGCTTCTACATTTGAAGTAAAAGATGAACAAATATTTAAAGTATTGCCATCTAATCAATTATTAAGATTATTTGATAGCGTACCTAAAAAAGCTAAAGCACAAGATATAACAGCTAATAGAATAATATATGGTAATTATACACATCAATTTGATTTACCAGCATCAGTAGTATTAGATGTAAAATTAAAAAATAGATATAATCCTAGTGATTCTACAGCTTTAAAAAATCAAAAACAATCTATAAAATCTAATAGAACATATCAAATAGGTGTTGTTTATATGGATGAATTTGGTAGACAAACACCAGTATTAACAGATAAAAGCGGAATTATAAAAGTACCATTTGGTCAAGCTAAAGATAATACAAAATTTACAGCTAAAATAACATCATCAGCACCATCTTTTCAAAGTTATAAATATTTTATTAAAGAAATATCTTCCGTTAATTATAATATTTGTGCAGATAGTTTTTATCAAGATGAAGACGGTTATATGTATGTATCCTTCCCTTCTTCTGAAATAAATAAAGTACAAGAAAATGATATATTATTACTAAAAAAGAAAACAGGAACTGAAGCATCTGATATAAAAACTAAGTTTAAAGTATTAGATAAACTAACCACTCCTCCGGGATTTTTATCAAAACCATTAGAAGTAGCATATAGGCCACATAAATTTACATATAGCTTTCAGTTTGGTGATGGTACTGAACAAACAACTATAAAAGCTGGTTCTACACCTGTACCTAATAGTAACACAATTACTTTAATGGACTTTTTTAAAGTTGGAGATACTGCAATAGATGATGGGAGTACTTTTGCATTAAATAGTCATGGAGCGTCGTCTCAAGCAATAGATGCGATATCTCCTGGCAAAAAAGTAAAATTTGTAAGAGGTGAAGCAGAATCAGAAGTTTATACTGTAAAATCTGTAGAAATACATAGCAACGGAGGGGACGATATTGAAGTACATTTTGAAGAAGAATTTGGTAATGATGTTTTAATATTATACGAAGATTATGTTGGTAATGAAACAAGCGCTAAAGTATTTGGAAGAATGGTGGCATTGGAGCAAAAAGATAAAACTGGTAGTGCAGAATTTGAAGGTAGATTTTTTCTTAAATTAAAAGCTGATAATAATTTATTAGCAGGATTAAAAGGAACTAATACTGAAAACTTAAACGCAATATCTGCTACTCAAGGTGTTGATGGTGATTTTTTACCAGGGTCTACCTCTGATGACGGAGACTCTAATTCTGGTGTACCTAGTAATCCAGATAGACAATATTGTATAAGAGCCGGTGGACAACATGGTGCTAACTCATCTACTACAAACAGTGTTAGTGTTAATAGTGGTGGATTTAATGACTCGCCAACAACTAATACATCTTTTGGTTCGCCCGTATTAGATCATACTAAAGGTTGGCATTTTACTATAGGTACCTCAGCAAGCTTTGATGATGTTTTATCATCTTATTCTACTCATGCTTTTGCATTAAATTTAAAAGCCGGCAACTATTTAAGCTTTCATAATAAAAAGAAAAATGATGGCACTGCTGATAATACATTTTATAAAATAGAAGAAGTTGATATTAGAGAGCATTCAGACGGTAGAAGATTTTGGACAATAAGATTAGATAGAAATTTAGATGGTAGATTACCTGCTTTTATGAA